ATTTCAACGGATTTCTCCGCTTCAACCTGAGTTTCTTTGATTGGTTCTTCCATAGTGCGAACAGAGGGTGATGCGGATAATTCCGCAGAATTAATCTCCTGAGTAGGTGACTTATCTTCCATAGTAATACTATTACCTTGAGAGGGTGTAATCAAGCTTCTTCCGAAGCCTATAGTCGGATCTGCTGGAATCGTAACAACCGATAATTCGTGTACTGACCAGCTTCGAGCGAGCATACCATCTTCGGTTTCATCAATATCATTAATAGAATACCCAAAGCTAATACCTCGAATAATTCCATCTTTTACATCTTCTAAAATTTCAGTTGCAAACTTACTTCTTGAGAAACGAATCTTTGCATAACCTCTTTTGTCTTCACCAATATATGCAGATTCAACTACACCTATTGGTTTATCCATATTGTGATTAAACAAAACTGCACCACCATCATTAAGTCTTGATAGATCAGCAGCACCACGTTCATGGCTTAATATTTCGTTACCGAAATAACGCTTTACTGGATATTCTGACGAAAAAGGAAACTCAAATGTTCTTGATTTCACATTTTTGAAATCAGTAACTTCTTTTCTTTCCAATTTGTCATCAGAATCTATTGTTCTGATAGCTGCGATCTTAGTCAAAGTTGAAAACTTATGACCGACCTTTCGATCTGTTGCTTCACCATTCCTATAAAGAGTGATTAAAGCAGCAGGATCTTCTGCTGTTCCTGTAATAGTAAAGGAACTATCTGGTACATCTATTGATCCATCTCTTACAATGCGATCAATCTTTCCTCTAGCTGTACCACCACTAGAGTTCCAGCGAACAAAATCACCGACCTTCAAACCATCAGGTTCGGCTCTTTTTTCAACTGTTGTCGATTCAGTCATAGATTTTTGGTTAGTAGCGGGTTCAAACTTGATTGGATCAAATTCGTTTCTCTCAAGCCAAGATCTAGCTTGTGAGACAGAATATTCAGACAGTCTGAATCTAATTGATTGAAGTTCAGCACCCTCTTCATTATTCTTTATACCAAATATAAAGTCCACCCCTTGTGAACCTTCATTGTTTGACCGCCTAAATGTATCATATTGTTCTGGATTTGTAATAGTCGCTGCGTGTTCATTAGGATATGGCCTTGATAATTCTATAGGTTCTGCTCTTTCTCTAGCTTTTTTTATAGCAGCAGCTTTACCTCTACTCCAACTAAATCCCGCATTTCCTCCCCAGGCAGCCCAGGCGACCCTGCCTTTTGACGGATAGCCCTTTTCACCAGGACTAAAACCCTCTGCCTTCTTGTCAACTTCATGCCGACTAAAAAAACTAAACATCCTTACAACAACATCTGGTGAAAGCTCTGAGCCACTTAATATTTGAGTCGCTCTTACTGCTGCTACTTGCGTACCACCTGCTCTACCTTCTTTTTTCCAATCTTTATATCTTTGTGCCTCCGTCTTCATCCCATCTGTAGGTTTGAGATTAATCTCAGTTCCGCTTACATTTGCCATGATTACTTAGTTTTTTTGCGTGTTTTCTTTGCTCTTGTTGGTTGTACTGTAGGCAAATCAAGTTCTAACTGACCTACCTCAACTTCAAGATCAAGGTCTTTATCTAATGTAACCCCTAGCTCTTTAGCGACTTCCTGTTCTCTTGATATTTCTGAAATAATATCGTCATAATCACCACCATTTGTAGCAGCTATGACTTGAGCCTTACTCATGTAACCCGCCTGTTCTGCTTCTCTAAAAGCTTTTACCTCCTTCAAAGGATCAACGTAGTGTTGAGCTGGTGGAGTCCATCTTGGCTTTATATATCTTTCTGGTCTTACTGCAAAATCATCAAAATCTAATTCTCCAACAAGAACAGCTAACTTCATCCATTCTTTAAAAACTCTTAGATGTAAATTATTTATCAGATATTTTTGGCAAAACTTCCAATGTTCTCTGTCTTCTAAAAGACTTAATCTTGAACTTGAATAATTAGTCTCACTAAAGTCTTTACTTATAGTTTCAAAACTACAACCAATACCTGTAGCAAAACGTCTTATTTTATTTTTTACAAACATCTCATACTGCTGAGATGGATAATCTATATCTGGAATATTTATGCTTTCATTTGGTGCTAGATAACGAAACTCACCAGGAGAGAAGGATTGTATTCTTTGATTGTTTTGTACATCATCACCTATCAACTCACCTTGATCGTTTTGTATAAATCCCATAATACTTGCACCTGCCCTTGCTCTAATAACAGCAGCTTCTTCATATCCTTCTAATTGGTGCATATCAGACATAACGCTATGAAACCAAGGTACTCCACGATTTTGACCTGGCCTTTCTGGAAGATATAAATGTATGATGTCATCTGCTGACAAGAATATATGAGTCTTTTGATTATTTGAATAATCTAAGTAATAAGCATCGCCTGGATGCTTTGTAAGAATGGCATACCTTACTGGCCTACCCCAGGAGTCAATTTCCACTCCGTTTCGCCATTCATTTTTTGCTTTTAGTGTTTTACCTGTATATTCCTCATCTAATAAATCAGACTCAATAAGTTGCAAAGCAAGAGGTACTTTTGAATTGCCAAACTGTTGTCTAACAATTCTAAAAATCGCTTCACCTGATTCACATAACGCACCCGCAGCTAACCATTCAAATTCATGGAAGCTATATCTTCCCGCACAATCACAACTATTAGCTCCAGACCATTCAGCCCACTTTTGTTCTATAAGATTATTTATTCTTTGATCTCTTCTGTTACCTCTAATCTGTAAGACCCTAGATTGAAACTTCATGCCAGTTCCAACAATATTTATTTGAGTTGTCCTCTTAGCTTGTCTTGCATAAGGATTATTTCTTACAAGTTCTCTTGATCTATCTCTTAACTTTCTAAGACTATTCCTAATCTCAGCATCAGCACTAAGTTGACTTGCCATCCAATCTGATGTAAGCCTTGAGACTAAAGCTCCTTGATAAGCTCTTATATTTTTAAGAGGATTAGCTTTTTGTCCAAAACCTAAAACTCTTTTTACTGCATTAGTAATATTAGATCTTATTCCCATTAGTATGCTCCATCAAAACGAACAAAAGTAGCTCTTGGATTTCCAAGACCATTATCAATAAGTTCTGCTTGTTTTTCTCTTATAACCTCTGCCTTAAGTTGACTCTTCAACATTATTAATTCTGATAATTCATATTTCTTAGCTGTTCTTGTTCCAATCTTATATTCCTGTATTACACCGCCACTAAGAATATTTCTTATTGCTGCTTCAATAAGATCTAAATCTTTTTGTAATTGTGTTCGACCATCAAAAGCAGTTGGTGTTCCAGTATATGCTTGTGAAGCTAATACTTTAAATGATCCTCTAAATATAGTCTGACTTTCTTGACCTGATTTGTTTGCAACAGCTTGATAAAACCAATCACCCGCATCAAAATTTACTGTGGTAGTTGCGGGAATACTAAATTCAAAACCACTTAGATAAGCAGAACTATTTACTGTTGCACCTTCAGCAGATGTATTTGTTCTTAGGTAGTAAATTACAGACCAATCAGGACTACTAATTCTGTTACCAAAAACATCTTGTGTCTCAGGAATCCTCCATTGAACAAGATCTCCTGCAATAATTTGTTGGGGAAAAGTCACGATTAATTACCAATTAGCGACAAAATTCGACTTTTTAGCCGATTTAGGACGATTTAAGTCTATCTTAGCCTCCTTTAGAGGTTCAGAAGGATAAATTTTTCTTTCAAACTGGTCATATATAGTTCTACGGTCATATTTTTGTAACAATCGCTGATATGCAGCCCATGAATACACCATTTCATCTAACGCTTCATTTCTAGCAGAACTTTTTTTGACCCATACACGCTCTTGATAACCATTCTTATATTTAAGAACTTGTCGCTCGGCTGTAAGCTCTTCAAAATAGTCTGGTGTAATTGTTGGATAGAAATGTATATAACCTTCTCCAATTTCAGCATCTTTCAACTTATTACTCAGAGTAGTTTTAATAACATCTACTCCTACAGGGAATAACTGCACTCCTTTTTTTAATGCTTTACCAGAAAAATTAATATCAACCTTACTTGGCTTACCTAAAGCGGGTTTGCCTTTTTGACCAACACCTTTAATACCAATGAGTCCAATATGTGATCGTTCTCTGACATACTGATACACCTCATGGGTAAAGTGACCACCTGTATCAATAGCAGCACTTTCTATTTTTATCTCCTTCCCATCTACATTTATAAACTTACCTAGTAATATCTCATCTAATTGTTTCCAAACATCTGCCCTAGAAGGAGAACCATATATAACTTGCCTATCAATAAGAAACATCTCCTCATTACGTCCAAAACCAAAAACAGACATACTTAATCTGTCATCCTGTGTATCAATACCCGCAGTTAAAAACAAAACTTCTTTTGGCGGTTTTGCTCTTTCATACTTAGCTTCTGATGCCCTAATCATCAAGGCATCAGCACCAACCTTCGCTTGATATTGATCCTCCCATGTCTCACCTAAAATAGTATTGATCCACGTTTTTAATTGTTCTGGGTCATCTTTACTTTCTAAAAACTCTTCTACTAAATTAGGCCAACTCGCATTAGGTGAATATGAATATGCAGCCCATATATGAAAACCAACGTGTTTTGATTTACCTGGTGCAGTTGCTCGCCATTCTCCACGTTCTACCATATATCTTTTCTTTGTATCTGGAATTAGATGGTTACATGACTCACATTTATATTTAACAGTATCAGGATCATCATTTTGCCATGTAAATTGCGACCATCTTAAATATTGCATGTGACCACACTCAGGACATGGACAGTAATATCTCATCTGATTTGTCTGTAAAAACATTCTCTCTATACGAGAAAAATCTTTAATGGTAGGTGTAGAACCAGAAACTATTTTTCTGTTCCAGTAATACTCTGTTCTTCTTATACCAAGCTTAATTTGATCTCCTTCAGTACCCGCACCGCCAAGTGGATAACCATCAACCTCATCAAAAAGCACAACTCTACGACTAACTCTTCTAAATCCTCTAGGTGAGTTAGCACCAACTAAAGATAATGTTCCACCAGGAAAGTTTTTCTGTAGTA